GACATTTGCAAGCGAAATGCTAGCGTTCTGCTATCTGGTAATTTTCCATCAACATCTTCAGATGCAATTAACCAAATATTAATCAGTACCCATGAACTTGCACTACCTTTTAAAGCAAACCAATCTGGGTCTTTTAATAGATCTGTATGTACCTTAATCCAAGGTGGACATCTATTGTTATAATGCTGAAATTTCTTCCAATTTTTAGGCATCATTAGTAGCACCTCCAGATTGTTTAGCAAGAATATCTTTAATCTGATATGCTCGTAACTCTGGAATAGGTTTATCTAAATTTTTAGACCAGTGTTGTACAGCTTGTCTAGTTAAACCCAATGCTTTAGCCATTTGGTATTTAGTTTTAAAATGTGAAACAGCCTCTTGATACGTCATTTTTATCTCCTTTATTTAACGTAAAGGCATATTAACATAGTTAAAAATTAAAAGCAATAAATAAAAATAAAATAGTTGTTGACATACATATTTACTAGGAGTATAGTATCTGTTCTAGTTTAGGAGTTAATATGAATATAAATAGATTTATGCGTATTATCACTAATGAACGATTACAAAAAAAGTTTACACAAAAGTTTTATTATGTGGTAAAGTGGTATTTAGTAATTTTTTGGGGATATATAATATGGCATCTAATTTAAAAAAAGTATCAGAAATATTGCACGACATGGTAGAAGAGTTTAGAAAATCTAACGATGAATGGGAGAGACGTTATGGATCAGCAAATGTTTCACGATCAAGTAATGATGGAGTTGGAACAAATAATGACAAAAGTATTGGAAATAGAACAAATGGTAATAGTTGCGAACAATCTAAAGGAGAATGTAAATGAGCGTATACACTAAATTAAATCAAGCAAGATTAAAGTTACAAGATGCAAACTTAACAAAGTCTGGTCACAATAAATTTGCTGGATACAAGTACTTTGAATTAGGTGATTTTTTACCTGCTATTCAAAAAATATTTTCAGAATTAGAATTATGTGGTATTGTATCATTTGGTCAAGAATTAGCAACATTAACTATTACAGATACTAAAGATAACTCTAAAATAGAAATTACAAGTCCTATGTCTACTGCTGCTCTTAAGGGTTGCCATGAAGTACAAAACTTGGGTGCAGTACAAACTTATATCCGTAGATACTTATGGGTTGCAGCACTTGAGATTGTTGAGCATGACGTAGTAGATGCTAGTGCAGGTGCAGTTATTAAAATGAAAGATACTAAAGCAGAGGATTTCATTTAATGGAACAACGCACAGAAGAATGGTTTCAAGCACGATTAGGCAAAGTTACAGCTAGTCGTGTGGCTGATGTGCTAGCAAAGATTAAGAGTGGTGAATCTGCGTCTAGACGTAACTATAAGATTCAACTAGTAAGTGAAAGACTTACAGGTGAAAGGCAAGAAACATATATTAACCAAGCGATGCAAGATGGAATTGACAGGGAATTCTATGCTAGGGAAAGATATGTGCAGCAACATGGTGAAGTGGAAGAGGTAGGATTTATTCAGCACCCTACCTTGGAAGCTGGTGCAAGTCCAGATGGTATGGTAGGTAAAGACGGTATTCTTGAAATCAAATGTCCTATGGGAAGTACGCATACAGAAACATTGATGACTCAAGATATTCCAAGTAAGTATATACCTCAAGTGCAATTTCAACTTTTGGTGACAGGTCGTAAGTGGTGTGATTTTGTTAGTTATAACCCAATGTTTCCAGAGCATTTACAATTATTTGTAAAACGTGTAGAAGCAGATCCTGTATACCAAAAAGAGTTAGAATCAGAAGTTAAGCAATTTTTAAGTGAAGTAGATGATGTAATAAATAAACTTAAGGAGATTAAATGAGACTAACAGAGGAACAAAGACTTAAACTTATGATGGCAAGTAGTGGTATGCCAGCTAGAAAGTTTTGGGAGTTAGGTGAAGATGGTCAAGCACCTTATATGGAAAAATTACATGCAGTTATAGATGAATTAGTAGAAACTAATCCAGATGCATTTAGAGGTTCAGTAGTAAAAAGGCATTATACTAGACGTAAGAACGCAGTTAGATAACTTAAGGAGAAAAGCATGGCAGAACAAAAGTATGATAATACAAACACTTTTACATTGTTTAAAAACGATCAAGGTGATAATCCAAAGAAACCAAACTACACAGGTATTGCTAACGTAGATGGTATTGAGTTTAGGATCGCTGGTTGGATTCGTGAAGGAAAGAACGGTAAGTTTATTTCTGGAACTGTACAACTAAAAGATGGTGATGTAAAGCCTAAACAGGCAGAGGTAGATGAGGATGTTCCTTTTTAGGAGCATCCCCATATATCACTTTTTTACGTTTAATTATTTATTCATGACGTACATTGTAACTTCAAAGCCGAAACGCATTTCAGTTGCTGATGGTTTTGTCCACATAATTTGTCCTTAATAAAATCCAAGCAAAGTAGCTTGTATATATTATTGTGGCTAATTATACATACAAAAGCAAGTAATAAACATTTATTTTACCCTAATGAAAATACGGAGACATTATGGATTTTGATGACGATATAGTAGATAATGATAACAATAGTAGGTTAGCAGAATTACCAGAGGCAAAGTTATTGTTAGCAATGTTATACCAAACAATAGATGATGCTATGTATGTTCCTAAAAAACACAAACGTGATGCAACTGAACGATCTGTATCAAGTTTAAAATCTAAAAACAAATTAGCTTTACGAGACAAGGTAGATGCTATACAATGGTTATTTGATGATAATGATATTTATGATTTATGCTGTGAACTAGCAGGCATGAGTAAATATAACATTAGAGAAATGGTTATCAATAAAATAGGGGCAGATGTTATTATGCCTTTAGTAAGTGGATTTTATGAGCCACATGGACATTAGTCATTTAGAAATGGATGTTGTGTGTTATGCTAGTGCTGTATATCACGAAGCTAATACACAGTCTAAAGAAGCCAAAATAGGAGTCATTAATGTTATTCGTAATAGGTTGCGTAGTGGTCGCTGGGGTGATTCTGTATGCTCTGTCGTTTATGCTAATGGTCAGTTTATTGGGGTTACAGATGAAAGTCATAATAAAGTTGATGAAAAGGCGTATTTGGAAACTAAACTATTGGTACTTGATACAATTGTTTTTCATAAATATGCAAATCCAGTTGGGCAAGCTCTTTACTTCCATGACGATAGTATGCCAACAAAAACTCAATGGTTTGGTAAAAAGAAAATGGTTAAAATAGGAAGGATGGTATTTTATTAATGAAACCGTTAGCGTGGCTTGTAGAAGAGTTTGATGGCAATGGTACACTTGTATGGTCTGGTCTTATGAAATCTGAACCTACAGAACTTTCATGGTTTAAAGACCTAAAATCTAAACTTCACAATGTTACGATAACACCATTGATTCCAGATGTTAAAGGGATTATCAAGGTAACTAATACTAAAAAATATGATAGTAAAAAATTAACGGAGGCTAATAGTGGACTATAAACCACTTACACACGAACAAATAATTGATGCTTATAGCAAAGTGTTTCCAACACGATATGAGCCAATGACAATAGATAGAATGATTAGATTTGCAAGAATAATAGAAGAATTACATGGAGTACATTATGGGAGCACCTAGACTTTACAATCAAGAATTATGTGATACAATACAAGCATTTATAGATTCACCATTATGTAAAACTAATACAGATGCTAGAAGGCATTTTAAGATGAATGGTGAGAAATTAAAAGAATTGCAAGCTAAAGGTTTGTTAAGATTAAAACCAACAGCAAGCAAGACGATGGTAGCAAGAATGGGAAACACAGCAAATCGCATTAAAAAATCTTTAATAAAGGAGGCAGTACATGGATAATGTAAATCATCCAAAGCACTATTTGGTAGGGGGTTTGGAAGCAATAGATATTATAAAGAGTCGTTTAACAAAAGAAGAGTTTATTGGTTATCTCAAGGGATCTAAATTGAAGTATGATTTAAGATATCCATTTAAAGGTAGACCAGAAGAAGATTTAGACAAATCTGAATGGTATAAAAACAGATTGGTAGAAGTAATGAAAGATGAGGTTGCTATTAATCCACCAGAAATTACTGCTCAATTACAAAGATTGGAAATGACTGATGACTAAAATTCATTTATTGTTTATTGTAGTTATTGCTGCATTAGCTATTTTTGCTACAGAAAAAGTGTTAGCAGAAACTACAACTATATTTGCACCTAATGGTACTGTAACAGTATGTACCACAGGACAAGGAATGGTTATTTGCGTTTAATCGTCTAGTTCTGGTACTTCTGAATAAACGGAAAGCCCATCACCACTAATTTCGATGTGGCTTCCGTCATCTAATACAATAATAAGCACATCTTCACCATAGTAGGAATCTGCTTCTACTATCATTTTTCCTACAATGTGCTCACATAACTTCTCAATATTCATAATTTTCCTTATATGCTGATAACGGACTCTTTGTATCGTTGTTCCGCCTTCGCTGCTCGACTCCATGTCCCACATTGCTGGCATTGAAACCTCTGATAATGTCTAGTTGTAGTAATAGCAGTACCACGTTTGTGTAATTTGGTAGATCCGCAATTTGGACAACATGAATTTGCGGAATACGCATTATGATTAGGATGGTTTTTAATCCATGCCTTAAACTTATCGTATACTTTTTCTAACAATACAACATCGTTTTTATTGTACTCTTCCATAGTCTTCCATGCCTTACGGTCATCGTTCATACACTTGACCCATAAAGTATGTCCTTCATGCTCTGTCTTACTACCTAGACCAAGAGCTTGTGATACATAGTCTAGTTTGTTAGAAACGAATCTAAATTGTCTTCTTGCAACTTGTAATAAATCTATTTGTTTAGATGGTGCTGGTGGTGGCATACCAGAAAGTAAAAACTCTTTGTGTAGTATTGGTATATCAAATCTAGAGCCATTATAATGGACTATGGCATCAGCTTCATCTAATAATTTGTGAACTGATTCAAGCATCTTTTTCTTACCAGATTTTTGAATAGAGTCAAACATGATTTTAGATTCACCATACCATTTAGCTGCATAGCATAACGTATAGGATGATTCTAATAACTGGTTGATAGAAATGTTTTGGTCATAGATGCCCCATACATGTGCCGTATTAGGGGATACTTCTATATCAATCATCAAAATTTTCATAGTGGTCTCTAGTAGTTAGATGCTTTATTATATACTAGAAATACTATTAAAAACAGTAATATATACTTGAAATGTTCAATTGCACAAAGTATGTCACAGATTAAATACTCTACCATATTTTGATAGTTGCAGTTTTAGCTGTTTTAAGTTTCTCAAAGAATATGTCAAAAGAGTTTTTAGAGTTGCCTATGAAGTCTTTGCCAGCATAACTAGCACCAAGCAATATACATCCTTCAGTATCTTTAGAAGTATTGCCAGAATGGATTCTTACGCCTTTAAAGTTAGGTACATTAAGAATATGTGGCATTGGTCTACCAAAACGAGTAGAATCATCAATAATGACATCGTAAGTTCCAGTAGGAATAGCTGTTTGTCCATCTACTTTAGCTCCTTCTCTAACAACATCTTCTAGAGTATAGCAAAAATATAAATTGTCTATATACATGCGACCAGCAGTATAGTT